AACAGTTGCGCCATGTCACCAGGTGAAATTGCACTGGAAAACAAAAAACTGGAACTAGTGAAGGCCATGGCATCACAGCCCACTATTAAGTGCACCCAAGGTTGTGAGTACACGGACCCAAATAGAAATTTATCAAAGCTATTTCCAAAACAAACGAACGGGTGGGACTTTGCTAATAAAGTTTTAGATACTGCTACAACGGTTAGCCCTTGGTTAGCTGTCACAAAGATTGCTTCAGACGGCATTAAGAACGCTGGCAATAACACAACAAACACGGATAGTAATAATGAGTCAGGCGGCAACACTACAAGCGGTGATGTGGACAGTAGTGTGACGAGCGGTGATGTTGATAATAGCAGCACTACAACAACCACAGACAGCAACGACAACAACAGCGTAACGAGCGGCGATGTTGATAACAGTACTACTGATAGTAATGACAATAGCAGCACTACAACAACTACAGATAGCAATGACAACAATAGCACTGTAGACAGTAACGATAACAATAGCGTTACAAATGCAGCGGCAGAAAGTGAAGGTAGTTAAATGAAACAATATTTTTTAAACATGCTGACAGCAACAAGCCAGATGCTTAATTCTATTTTAGGCGGCAACCCAGATCAAACTATTAGCGGTAGAGTGGGCTATAAAGCTTATATAACTAGAAGCTGGTACTGGATATTTATTGAATGGTGTATAAATACTTTGTTCTGGTTTGATCCTGAACACTGCTTTAAATCTGTACAATGGGATAGAATAAAATGAAAAAAATGGGAAGGCCAACTGTTATGACTCCAGAAGCAATCCGAAAACTTGAGGATGCGTTTAGCTGGGGCTGCACTGATTTAGAGGCTTGTTGCTTCGCTGGCATCGGTAAAACTTCACTGTATGAATACTGCACATTAAATACAGACTTTGCGGAGAAAAAAGAGGTATTAAAAAACAATCCAGTGATGAAGGCTCGCAGGGTTCTTATGGCTGCGCTAGATGATGATGACGTAAATACAGCGCACAAGGTCATAGATAGGAAAGAAGGTAGCAAGGTAACTCAAACTACTGTAGAGATAACCCATGAAGAATGGCTTGATTCTCTTGAGTGACAATAGGGCAAGGCTTAAAGATGATTTTAGTTTCTACGCTAGAAATTGTCTAAAAATCAGAACCAAACATGAGGGCTTAAAGCCCTTTTCGCTTAATCAGGCTCAACAGTACATACACAAAAGGATTGAGGAGCAGTTAAGCAAGACAGGCAAAGTTAGGGCCATCCTATTAAAAGGCCGTCAACAAGGCGCGAGTACATACGTTGGCGGTAGGTACATATGGAAGACTACACACAACAAAGGCGTTAGGGCATTCATTCTCACGCATGATGGTGAGTCAACTAACTCGCTGTTTGAGATGACAGAGCGCTATTATGAGCACCTGCCAAAATTCGTAAAGCCCATCACAGGCGCGGCAAACTCAAAAGAGCTACAATTCGCTGGCTTAGACTCAGGCTACAAGATAGGCACAGCAGGCAATAAAGCTGTAGGTCGAGGCCAAACTATTCAATACTTTCACGGTTCTGAGGTGTCATTCTGGCTAAACGCAAGCGAACACACAAAAGGCATTATGCAAGCCGTACCAGATGCGGATGGCACCGAGGTAATTTGGGAGTCAACAGCAAATGGTGTTGGAAACTTTTTCCATGAACAGTGGAAGCTAGCAGAGAAGGGTTTATCTGAATTTCAGGCTATATTCGTTCCTTGGTTCTGGCAATCTGAATATACAAAGACTATGCCGGAAGGCTCATTTTTAACGGCCGACGAAATGGAGTTAAAAGGCATTTATGGCCTAACCGACGGCCAGATGTACTGGCGCAGGATGAAGATAGCTGAATTGACAACAGACGGCGTCGACGGAAGCAAAGCGTTTAAGCAAGAGTACCCAATGAATGCGGCTGAGGCTTTCCAGGTGTCAGGTGGTGATGGGTTAATTAGCGCCGACACTTGCTTAAAGTCACGCAAAAACCAAGCTAACGGTAATGGTCCATTAATTGTTGGTGTAGACCCAAGTCGCGGCGGTGATAGGTTTGCCATTATCCGCAGGCAAGGCCGCAAAATGTACGGCATGGAATCATACAAGGGTAATGAGTGTGATAGTCTTGGTAAAAATGTGGCTATATGTAAAGAAATACTCGACACTATAGATAAAGACGCGCAAAAAGTACCTGATATGATGTTTGTTGATTTTGGCGGTGGCGCTGATATTGTCGATAGATTGCATGAGCTTGGATATAAAGACAGGGTAAAAGCTATTCACTTTGGCAGCACGCCGCTTAACCCCAAGAAATACAAGAATAAACGCAATGAGATATGGGGTGAAATGGCTGACTGGCTAACAGATGAAAGCTTACCCCCATCCATACCCGATAGTGACGAATTGCAGGCCGACATGTGCGCATCACCGTACGATAGAGATTCTAACGACAGGCGCGTATTATGGTCGAAAGATAAGATTAAAAGCAAATACGGGTTCAGCCCAGACTACGGGGATGCGGCAGCGCTAACATTCTCGGAACCAGTCAAAACAACTAAGCCCAAAAAATTAAGGTTTGAAACAGTATGGTAAATAAAGATTATGCAAATCATGGCAGTGTTCTAGCTATGATTAAAGAAGCGCAAGACGCTAACAGAGATATGAGGGATGCAGCGAGAGAAGCAAAGTTATTTTTAAAAAAGCGCAATGGACAATGGGATCCGTACGCTTACCAAAAAATGCAGGGCAGATATCGCGGCACGTTTGACATGTGCAACCCTATTGTCGATCAAATAGCTGGAGAAATAGAGGGTAGCGATTTTGTGATAAAAGTGTCCCCGTCAGGCGGCAGCGCGTCAGAAGATACAGCCAAGACATATAACGGATTGGTTAGAAATATAATTAATATATCCGATGGCGTAGATATATTTAATAACGTTGGACGCGCTAATGTTGAGTGTGGCTTTGATGCTGTAGAGGTTGTGCAGGAGTACGTGGAAGGCGACTCAATGGATCAAGATTTAGTCATTAAAAAAATACCCAATGCAATTGATAGTGTGTGGTTTGATTTGGATTCGACCGAGCAGTCTGCAAAAGATGCAAGCTGGGCGGTAAAACTTAAAGCCATAACAAAGGCATCTTATAAAGAGATGTACCCAGATGGTCCTTGTCAGAGCGTAGGAGACGATAAGCGATCAAATGCTTACGATGACAAATCCGAGGTTATTATTGTCGGCCAGCTTTCATATAAAAAGCCTGAGCAAATAGAAATTGTACAAATGACTGACGGATCAGTATATGAAGTTAACGACGACTTTGAATCTATTGCCGATGAGATGGCGATGCGCGGCATTACAATCGCTACAAACGCACAGGGTAACGAAAAGCGCAGAGTCAAAACATGCTACAAAGTATATCAGCGATTATTTGATGGTGGGGACTGGTTGGCCGATGAAGAGCCGACTGTATTTGATTATGTTCCGATTGTGCCAATTTACGGCAACTTTGACATCATCGAAAACAAGCCAATTTACTTTGGCAAGATAGAGAAGTTATACGATCAACAGCGCAGCCTTAACTACGCTATGAGCAGAGATATTGAGGATGGAGCACTATCACCTTCACCGACTATCTGGATGACTGACAAGCAGGCTGAAGGGCAAGACTATAGCCGCATGAATATAGACCGTGCGCCAGTTAGAATATACAACGCAGATCCCGAAGCTCCACCAATTAACAGTCAATCTTATGCGGGTGGTCCAGTAGCTAGTCAAGGCCTGCAAACTACAGTTGCAAACATGCAACAAATGATCGCCTCTAGTAGTAACAGCTTTAACTCAGGACAAGGTAACGCAGACCCAACGCAAAGCGGCATAGCAGGTGAGCAGCAAATTGACCAAGGCAACATAAGCAATGTCAAGTGGTTTAAAGCGCTGCAAACAATGCAGAAACAAGTCGGGAAAATTTTAATTAATGCTATACCCAAGGTCTACGACTCGACAAGGCAGGTCAGACTTTTGGCGGAAGATGGCACTAGCTCAACAGTTGTTTTAAATACTGTAGAGTTCGACCAGCAAACAGGGCAAAACATAGAAATAAACGACTTATCGAAAGGTGAGTATGATGTAGTGTGTGACTTTGGGCCTGCATTTAATAATCAGCAAAAGCAAACAGTTCAAGCGTTTCTTGACATGGCAGCTATTGATCCAACATTCTTGCAAACTGGCAAGGATATCATGCTCAAAAACTTATCGGTTCCAGGCATGGAGCAGATGGCGGAGCGGGCAAGAGTTGAATTACTGAACGCTGGTTTAATTCCTGAGAAGCAATTTACCGACGAAGAACGACAACAGATTGAAATAGAGCAGCAACTAGCCGCCCAACAGCCGCCGCAAGAAGACCCTATGATGGTGGCAGCAAGAGCGGAAGAAGGCAAAGCGCAGGCGGCACAAATGGACGCGCAAAACAAAGCCCAGCAGACGCAAACGGACGCGCAAATAAAAATAGCTGGCATTCAGTTAGAGCAGGAAAAGCT